TGTAAGAGAAACAGGTCAACAAGAAGTTGGAGAAGCTGCAGTAATACCAGTATTAGTAAAAGCAGTACAAGAACTGTCTACGCAAGTAGATGAATTAAAAGCCAAAATACAAACTTTAAAAGGAGAATAATATGGCACAAACAGTAACAGAATGTCTAGCAGCAGGAACTGATAGCGTAACATTAATTGACGGTGTAAAAGCTGGAACTTGGAACGTTGAAGGAATGGAGCAGTCTGAAATAAATGAAATGGTACAAAGAAACGTAGACCATTTAGAACTTATTTTAGAATATGCACCTGTTGATGAAGATGATGATACGCCTGATGTAGCTGGTAGTTCAGAAGATAAAACATCTTATACAACTGCGATCTCAACTGGTAAAAGCTACATAGCAGATAATTCTTAATCATGCCTTTACTACCAGTCACTCCTCCCGCTGGAGTAGTCACCAATGGAACAGACTACGCTAACAAAGGGCGTTGGACTGATAGTAATTTAGTGCGTTTTCAAAATGGTTTTCTACGACCTATTGGCGGTTGGGAAAAAATAAGAACAACTGCTTTAACAGGTACGCCAACAGGAATGTTTGCGTACATTACTAATTCTGGTAAAAAGGTTTTAGCTGTAGGTACAAGACAAAAAATATATGTTAACCATGACGGAACTTGGTATGACATCACTCCTTCTGGTTTTGTATCTGACCAATCAACTGACCCACTTGGCTACGGTGCATATAACTATAATGTCGAAGACTATGGAGATGCTAGAAGTCAATCTGGATTATTCTTTGATTCTAAATCATGGTCTTTTGATAACTTTGGTGAAGACTTACTTTTCTGTTGTGCAAGTGATGGCAAGATTTATAAATGGTCGCCTTCTGCACCATCAACCATAGGCGCACAGCTAACCAATTCTCCTACAGGATGTTCTGGTGTTTTAGTCACTAATGAACGTCATGTCATAGCTCTAGGTGCTGGTGGTGATCCTAGAAAAGTACAATGGTCATCAAGAGAAGCAAGCACTACCTGGACAGCCGCAGCAACAAACACAGCTGGTGATTTACAAATACCAACAGGCGGTAGAATATTGGGTGGAGTTAAATGGCAAACAGATGTCATCATCTTTACCGATACAGGTATAGCAAGACTTTACTATACTGGTTCTCCTTTTATATACGGTATTCAAGATGCTGGTACTAACTGTAAAGCTGCATCACCAAGAACAATAGTTAGTTCTGGAAACTTCTTAGCATGGATGGGTGAAAACTCTTTCTTTGTTTTTGATGGTTCAGTTAAAGAAATTAAATGTGATGTGCATGACCATGTATTTGATAATATTAGATATCAATATAGACGTATTGCTTGCGGTGGACACAACTCAAACTTTAATGAAATATGGTGGTTCTACCCTTCAGGGGATGCACAACAAACACCAAACAAATATGTCATCTGGAACTATGTTGACAATGTTTGGTCAATCGGTGAAATGGATAGAGGATGTTGGATCGACCAAGGTGTCTTTGATTATCCTATCGCCTGTGATTCACTTGGTAATGTTTATCAGCACGATAGCACAACATTAAACAATTCAGAGAATTTAGGTGCAGCAGTACCTTACGCACAATCAGGACCTATCGAAATAGGTAACGGTGATAACTATGTGCAATGTAATCAGATACTACCCGATGAAGAAGCCAATACATTACCTGGTGTTGTTATAAGTTTTACAGGAAAATTTACACCACTCGGAGCAGAAACAGATTTTGGTAACTTTACTTTTAATAGTGATGGTTACACCGATGCAAGATTTACAGCCAGACAAGTTCGTATGAAAGTAACTGGCGATACTGACCAGATGTTTCAGGTTGGTAATATACGATTAGATTTAAGAAACAGGGGTCGTAGATAGTGGCAAGAAAAACACTAACACGACCAGGTGAAGATTACGATAAAAACTATCTTAACTATTTAATATCAGAGATAGAATATCAAACAGGTATGACTTTCAACAAAGGTGAAAGAATACAAATAAACGGTGGCGATGCTACCGAATTAGTATTGGTAAGTCCAAATGGAACAAAATATAAAGTTAGTGTCGCAGACAACGGAACACTCTCCACCTCCACAACAGTCTAAAGAAGACTGGGAAGTAGAGTTTGAAAGGTTAGAACACCATATTCTTCGTGCATTAAAGCACCAAGATATGTATAATTTAACTGATATTAAAGAAAAAATAAGGGCTGGAGAAATGTTTATTTGGCCCAACAAAGATTCAGTAATAATAACTGAATTTGCAGAATACCCAAGATACAGAGTTTTAAGTATTAATCTGGTAGCTGGAAACTACAAAGAAGTAATAGAAATGTTACCCAGCCTAGAAGAATTTGCCAAACAATGTGATTGCAAGAAAATTATTGGTGGTGGTCGCAAGGGTTGGATAAGAAAATTAAAACCTCATGGGTTTAAAGAAATGAATTTATTAGTAAAGGAATTATAAAGGAATTATTATGGCACAAGCATTACCATACATTACAGCAGGAAGTGCAGTATACGGAGCTATGAAAGGTGGTGGAGATACTGCCACACAAAGCGTTGATCCAGCGACACAGGCTCGTTACGATGATTTATACAATAAAGCTAAAGGTATAGCGGACCAACCTTTTGTTCCTTACACTGGCCCAAGAGTAGCAGGATATAATCCAGACCAATTAGCTGGTATGGATGCAACCAGAGGTTTGTTTAATCAAAGCCAACGATATAATCCGCAACAAGGTTTACAAACTCTATTAGGTAAAAGTTTAAGAGCGCCAAAAGTCACACCTTTTACTGGTACAGCAACACAATTACAACCAGCAGCAATGCAACAGGCAGCAAACATAGCTCCAGTAGATTTATATAGCGGTGCTTCAGTTAATCGTGGTGCTATAAGAGATGTAAAACCACAATCATTATTAGATACAAATTTAAGTGCATATCAAAATCCTTTTCAATCACAAGTTATAGACAATACACTTGGTGATTTAAACAGAGCAAGACAGATGCAATTACAAAGCGACCAAGATGCAGCAATCGGAAGAGGTGCATTTGGTGGTTCACGTTCAGCTATATTAGAAGCAGAAACAAATAGAAACTTTGCAGAACAGGCTGGTAAGTTATCTGGTGATTTAAGAGCGCAAGGTTTTGACAGAGCGACATCATTAGCTGGTCAAGACATAGGAAGACAGTTTTCAGCAGACCAATATATGTCTGATGCAGATAGAGCTGTTGCAATGCAAAATGCAACTTTTGGTCAACAAGCTGGATTAGCAAGACAAGGTTTACTTGGCGATGTTGCACAAAATCAAGCACAACTAGACGCAAGAAGATTTGGTGCCGACCAAAGTGCATTAAACCAGTTTGGTTTACAGCAAGGCTCTTATAACAACGCAATGAACATGGCTAACATGGATGCTATTAATAGAGCAAGATTTACGCAACCACAATTAGAAATGCAAAACAGACAATTCCAACAAGGTTTATTAAATAACCAAGTACAAAATCAATATCAAAACTTAGGTCTACTTGGTAATCAAGGAAGATCAGCACAAGCTCTATCACAAGCTGGAATGGATGCTGGATATGGCGAGTTTATGAGAGGATTAAATTACGGTCCTCAACAACTTGGTTTATTGTCAAGCTCAGTATTTGGCATGGACCCAAATATAACAAAAACTTACGATCAGGGTAGTGCGGGTAGAATTGGCAGTGCAATCACATCACTTGATACCTTGTTTGGCCAAGGTGGAATATTTTCTACATAGGAGATGGTTATGAAGACTTATAATTTTAACGACCCTATGGGATTTTTGGGAATAAATAATAATCCTACAGGCTCACTTGGTATAGACATAAACCCTATTCTTGAAGCTAGAACAAAACAAGCCGAAGAGGAAGAAAAAAATAGAAAAAGAGCTGAGAGTTTTAGCAAGTTAAGAAACTTTGCAGAATCTTTACAAGCAATGAACGCTGGTCAATCTGGTAACTTTGGAGCGCAAGCACAGTTTTTAAACAATATAGATTCTAGAAGAACCAAAGAACAAGCTAGGTTAAAAGCAGAACAAGCAAAAAGAGATGAAGAAAAATTAATTAATTCTATGAATCCAGAACAACAAAGAATTTATAAAACCTTTGGAGCTAATGCTGCATTTCAATATGGACAACAACAAAGAAATGCTGAGATAGCAGGAATGGCAGAACAAAGACAAATACAATCTTTAGTTAATCTTGGTTACACACCAGAACAAGCAAACGCAATAGTTGTTGGTGGTTTAAAAGCGGACGAGGTACAGGGCTTAAATCAACCTATAGGTCAATCCTTAGAAGATATAAGAAATAAAGTTAATATTGAAAGATCAACTGTAGATGAAGTTACAGGAAAAGCACCAGCAGATGACTTGGCTAATTTATCACAGGCACATGGAAGTAATTTTCCTGGAGGAGATGCTTTTCAAGAAAATGTTATAAATAGAGCAGGAAGATTTATTGGTACAGAACCAGCAGATGAAACTGGAGCTGCTGTAAGAGGTAAAAAAGAATTAGATGAAAGAATCTTACAAATAACAACGCAAAATTATTCAGGAAGACCTAGTGTGTTTTTATTAGAACAAATAAAAGGATTAATACCTTCTATTAATACATCTGATAAAGATGCCGCTGAAAGTTATTCAAAAATTTCAAACAGGGTTGAGGGTTATTTGACAGATTTAGAAAGAGAAATAAATAGCGGAGAATTTAGTGGAACTGATTTAATTAATATGCAAACTGACTACAGAAGACTATATTCCTTATCGCAAGATTTAAAAACTGCTGTTGGCGGTTTATATAATACAAAAAGTGTTTCAACAGAGCCAAATAAAAACTTTGTATCCGAAGGAAAATATAACAACTATTTTATAAATAAAGGAAATGATTTTTAATCATGGCTACCTATCAAGAGCTTCAACAAAAACAACAAGCACAAAAAATATTTGAAGAGTTAAAAGCTGATGGCTTCAAGTTACTTCAGGAAGGTAAAATTGATGAACTTACTTTTAACACAAGAGTAAGAGATGCTGGTGTTGAGCTTGGTTTAATAGGACCTAATGAATATCCTGGCAGACTTCCTGGTTTTGTAGAGCCAGTATTAGAAGTCGCTGGCGGTATCGGTGGTGCTATCGCTGGTATTCCTGGAGGCCCTGTTGGTATAGTTGGTGGAGCTGGAGCTGGTTCGGCTGGTGGCTCATTATTAACAGATTTTATAGGAGATATAGTTTCTCCAAACATGCCATCACCTTCTGCTGGTCAAAGAACAAAAGATGCACTTTTAACAGGAACTATTGATGCTGGTTTAACAGCAGTCGCACCTGGAGCAGGAAAACTTTTATCATCAACTATTAGAAAAACAATATCTGGTGGTAAAAATGCAATAAACACAGGAGCTAATAAATTAGCTGGAGTTGTTCCAAGTTCAGGTCAAAGAGTTGGATTTACTGAAAAGGCATTAGGCATCACTGATGATGCTGCTAAAAAAGCAGAACTTCTAGGTAAAGAGGGTATTGAGTTATCACTTGGTCAAGCAAGTTCATCTCCTTTTGTGAGGGGTGCTTATGATTTATCAAATCGTATGCCTTTAGCTGGTAAACCAGGACAAGCACAATTAAAAAATGTTTTTGAACAAGTTAATAAAGCATTAGATAAAAGAATATCTCCATCTGCAAAACTTAAACCATTAACCGAGTCTGAAAGATCAGATTTAATTAAAGAAGTTGGCTTGGAAAATTTTAACACTTGGAGAAAATCTTATTCAACAGTTTACAAAAAAGCAGACTCTATAAATAAAGCAAAAGGTAATTTTTTTGGTATAGAAAACTTAGCAAAAACAGCAGATAGGGTTTACCCTAAAAGCAAATTTACAGATGCACCAGCAGATATATTAGATGTATTAGATGAGTTAAGATTATATAGATCAGATTTTAATGTTTCTAAAAAAGGTCTTACTAGTACAGTATCTAAAAATTTAAGTTTTAATGATGTTAAA